TTGGCCTGCTTTGCATCCATCCATGTCTCCGCTTGCATGAGGTCGCGGATCGCATCCTTTTCGCCCCCTGTGCGCTCTGCATAGATTCCAGCAATCTCTGCGCTGATTCCCTCCAGCATATCGGCAGTCTTGCGGAGGCTCTTAGAGTCGCCCTGTGCCATCGTGGAGGCTTCGTGTATCATGATGCGGCTGCCCTTGGTCATCTGTCGGGTGTCGCCTGCTAGAAGTATCACGCTGCCCATAGAGGCGGCGAGGCCGTTCACTGTTGTGGTGACCGGCACGCCACGGGCTGACATCTCGCGGAGTGAGTTGTATATTCGGTGGCCTTCGAAAACGCTGCCGCCCGGTGAATTGATTTCAACCTCTACGCCTTCCAGAGCATCGTCAGCAGCGCATACAACGTCTCCAATGGACATCTGAGCAAGCACGGCGGACGCGCCGAATAGCTGCCCCAGGTCGTTGATTAGCTGGTCGGCTGATTCTTTGTGGACAGCATCGTTTAGGGTAATTTTCCCTTTTTTGTTTTCAATCTTGAGGATTTCCATTGGGTTTCGGTGGTTCGGGTGTTTCTGCTGTTTCGTTGGGTGTAATCATTACCATCTCACGGTCTTCGACGGTGATTCCTTCCTTCGTCCAGCGTTCGGCTGCTTTCTTGCGTTTGTAGATTTCTTTGGCTCGTTCCTCCCAATGCTCATCAGCATCGCCGCCCATCATCTCTATGATTTCTGACTGGTTACGGAATCCGAGTTTAAAGCTGCTTTCCAATTCCTTCGCCACTCGCCCATCGTCGATGGTGAGTTTCGCAGGGTAAGAGAATTTGAACTTATACCAATCTGGGGAATGCGGGAGCCTGCCGCTCTTTTGAGCCTTGGCGACTGCATACCCTATGAGGCGTTTGGCTGCGTAGGCGAGGAGGTCTTGCCGATCTTCGACCGCTCGCTGTGCTGTGGCGATCTCGGTGCGTTGCGCTGTGCCGCCACCTGCACCCGCACCCTTCCAGAAGGCGTATGACCAATTCAGGCCGAAGAAGGCGGAGTGCGTCATCCGTTCGTGAAAATCCATAAACGCATTACCTGGGCGGTCGTTTCGGATCGTCTCGATTTTGCTGCCGGAATTGGACTTGAAGTAGCGAACGCTTCCACCATCCATTTTATCCAGAGTGACTCCCTGCTGTTCGCTAGCTCCACCCTGCAATGCAACGGAGGGGCTGTTGACATCCGGGCCGCCGTTTTCGTTATACTCGATAATGCCAATGCTGGAGAGAGTCATCATTGCAAGTCGTTCCCACTCATGGGCTTGCAAACAGTCGCGCAGGTCATTGATGCAATGAGTCAAGCCAGAAATCCCGCGCCCCTGCATCGCCCATGAGGGGTCGTAAAGGTGGATGATGTTGGATGCCTCGATCCATTCGATCAACTCGCACTCGTCATTAACGAAGGCGTATTCCTTCGCAGCGCCGCTCTTATGGTAGACGATGCCATCAGTCAGCGTGCCGCCGCGCATCTTCCCGTCTTCCATGCCTTTCGGGGTGGAAATTCGGTGGCTTTCAATGGTTTGATATTTTGGGAATCCGTTTTCCGTTTCAGTAAGGAGGATAAAAACCTCGCCGTCCCGGTCAACCGAGATTGACCAGATTGCAAGGTTGGTGACGAAATCGTGCATCCCCCCGCGCACGTCGCCGATGTTGTAAAACTCATCCTTTAGGAACTTGCAAGCAGCTTCCCCGAACTCCATATCATCGCCTAGAAATTTGGGTTTCCACGATCTGCCGACGGAATACATCGCCTTTTGGTTGATCGCGCCGAGTATCTCCCCCTTGTTAATGTAGAGCCGACGACTCGCAGATAGTAGGGTTTTCCGATCCTGTGCCGGTATGAGAGTGCCAATGTCCTTGAGTTGGACGGGTTCCCACGGCCTATCGTTACTCCCCCTATTTGCGCTGCGTGCTGCCTTATACTGGATGGGGCGGCTATACTGATCGAGGATTGCCATTACCCCTTGAAGGGTGTCAAAATGTTGCCCGAGTCCGGCTTGATGGCGGATAACCAGCTTCAAGGTGGGCAAGTGCCGTGCGGAGTGCTGTAATGCGCTCGCTCTCTCCTAGCCCAATCGTCTTCTGCATCGTGATGCCATTCTTGGTTGCGCTTGAAACATTATCAAGCCCCCCCTTGGTCAATGCACCAGCCGAAACCCCGCTATCAAATGAATCACGGATTTGTTGGATGCGGCCAGCGTTGCCGCAAGCCCATGCGTAAAGATCGGATGCAACAGAAAAGGAGGAGGCCACAACCTCCGCAGGGTGTCAAAATGCTATTTCTTCACCTCTTCCAGCCCTTGAAAGATTCCGAAGATACAAGCGGCCACAACTCCCATCACCTCAGTATCCCAAAGGTGGTTTGGGTATCCCTTTTTGATTGGAACCCATCGCCACTTGCCGGGAGCTACCTCGCGCTTCTGCTCGCTCTGCATCTGCTTATGGTAGGCGGGTGTGATGTCTCCGGGGATACCGAAGCCCTCTTGCTCCATGAGAGCGGCTAGCTTGTTTTTGGCTTTGAGGTTTGAAAATCGGATGATCTTGTAGGGCTTGCCGTTCGATGCCGTGACGTGGGTGTAGTCGGAGAATATCCGCATGTATCGCTTGTTCCTGACCTGCGTCATGTAGCCTTCCGTGTCTTCGCCCTTCAGTAGATTCCACGGGTTTGGGTCGTCGTCCTTTATGGCTTTCAGTGCGTGCATTGCCACCCGCTCCTGATCGTATCCGCAGTCAACGAAGACGAAGCGGTTTTCTATGCCGAATTGCTCTTGAATATATCGCACGTTTTCCCATGTCTCCAGCCGTCCAGCCCAGAGCAAGCGAGACTCCCCGCCGATCTTGTAGGTGCGAACCGTTGCCCAACTGTGTCCCTGCTGCACGTCAACACGAAGGAAGCGCATTGTCTCTCCGTCCCACCTCTGCCCTTCGTGGTATTCCTTGAGCTTGTAAGGATCGCCCTGAACCGCGAGCTTCGGAGTGGTCGTGGGGGGTTTCCAAAACTGAGCGAACCGCTGATTGATTACGTTCTGAAGTTTCTCGTATTGCCCTTCTTTGCGCTCCTCGTTGGCCAGTATCCATTCCTTCACGATGTCCCGCCACTGGTAGCGCCAGACCGTCAAGAAAGAACAGGAGAAAGTGACTCGCTCGGGGATATGTTTTGCCCCGTTCCAGACCGGTCGGCACTTGCTCCACTGGCGGCGGTTGTATTCCTCATCAGTAAAATCCTCATCGCACTTCGGGCAGGTGAGACGAACGGTTTTATAGATAGCAGGCCAGTCAAGCTCGTCGTTGTTGTCTTTTATCTTCTCAAATTTCCTAAACATTTTCCAATCAAAAACAGACCACTCCTTGCAGGACGGGCATTGATGCTCCATATCAAACCATTTCCCTTGCTCGGCATGGGTGTGCCACTCAGTTCCTTCCACCCCGCCTTGGCTCATCAGGAGGTTCTTGCGGTTCCAGCGGCCATGATGACGCTTGAGCAGGAAATCAATCATCCCATATTTCCACCGCCAGCACTCATCCCCAGCGGTGTTGACCATGGACTTCTCTTGGAGGTCGGTTTCGTTCGCGGCTCCTGCGAAGAAGTTCATGTGCCGGAAAATAACGGAATCCTTTTTCCAGTTGGAACGCTCGGGACCGCGCGGGATGTAGGGGGAGGATAAGGGGGAGGAAAGCCAAACCTTCCGCATCCTCGACTCCATCCAGTCCTTGACCATCTCCCCAGACTGACCGACAACCAGAGTATCGCCGGGGTGGATACCCACGACCGATGTCATCCAAGCTTCAAGCAGCGCCGTCTTCCCGAATCCCACGCAGGCAAGGAGCGCGATCTCCTTCACGTTCGAATCTTCGATCGCATCAAAAATGAAGCCATGCGCCGGGATCGCCTCGACAGAGTACCGCGCCCCCTCGGGTGAGTTGGGAAGGTAGACGTTTTCAGAAACCCAATCACGCAAGGGCAGAAGCGGCGGCGGGGTCACACCGTCCTTGAATCCCTCGATGAGTGGGTATGATGGGGCTTCTGTCATTCGTTCGGGATTGTGATTGCTGACTCGTAAAGGCTCAATTCGGTAAGTTTGGCGCGGCTATATTCCCTGATTATCTTCGCAACTTCTGACGACTTGCGACCGGCGAGGCGGGGAACAAGATCGCTTTCCATTCGCAGCATTACCCCTTTGACGGCCATGCCTATTTTCATCCCCTCCGCGAGCTGGGATTCCTTTGAAACAAATTCACCACGCTGAACCGCCAGCTTGTGTTCGAGGATGTCCGCCTCGGCTTTGAGTTTGCGGAGTTTCGTTTCGTCAGCATCCTCGGTGTTTCCGTCCTCGCCGGGTCGCTCACGCATCCGCTTCCTAACCGCTCTGTCGTCGTCAAGATCCAGACCGTCATCCCTCCAGATAGCCAAGGTTTGACGGGCAACTCCGAGCCTTTGGGCTTTCTTTGTAATGGACTCAGGCATAGTCAGTTAGGACG